CATATACTTTGATGTTTTCTATCGTCTTTGATTTCCCCTGTATCTGCATTGTAAACAAGTTTATTTCTATACTTATTCATTGTCTCAGCAAGATACTGTTCTGCTTTTGCCTTTGGAAGGTTACCTACGTCAATGTAGAAAATTCTTCTTTCGGGTGCACGTGATATCCTATAGATAACCAATGCATCTTCCATCATTGATAACTGATTTGCAGTCTTCAATGCTTTATGTAAATAACCGATTACAACATTTTTTGTGTAATCTAACAAACCTGAAGTAGTATATGATACTGCTTCGGGAGCAATCTTAACCGTTGTTCCATCGTTGGCGGAAGATTTATCGAAACCTTTATCGTTGAAGGCATAAAACTCTTCAACTTTTTTAATTACATCAACACCTGCTTTAGCATCTTTTGCTTTAATTACGTTGCGAACTTTCTTAATCTTAAGCGGGTCGATTCCTCGTAAATCCACAATACCAGCTTTTGGTCTTGACGAATCAACGACTTTATGGAAGTATATTCTTCCATCTACGTACCATTTTCGGAAAATTTCATGAGAGTTCTGATTGAACTTCATTAAAGCAAGGATGTGATTGAACTCGTTGTGTATCTTTGTTTTGATACTATCGGAGAGTTTAACGTCTCCCATATCGAGTGAAACAATCTTATCTTGCGAATCCGATGTGATACACTCATTAACTATGTCTTCAATCGCTGAGTCGCACTCAGGAATCAAAGATATTTCACGGTATCTAGTAATGAGACCTACCTCATTTTTGATACCACCTTCCATATCAATGTAGGAACCATATGCTCCACCACTGATAAAACCGCCAGGTTGTTGTTGGATGACAGGAGTCCCATCATCCTCAACAGGCGGCACGAAAGAAGGTGCCGTAGACACCTCTATCGCTCTTAACTCGTCTTGTTTACGAGTAATTTCAAACCCAAATATTTCCATACTAATATTTATACCACCCTAAAAGGGTTGCAATTCACTGTGAGTTAAATGACTCTTTCCCAGTGAGAATAATCGAATGAAATTTCAAATGTTTCCACTTCGTCTGCAGTACCCATATTAAGTTCTATAGCACCAATTGACTGAGGGAACATGTTAAAAAATTCGTATCTCGCTAGGACAGTGTCATCTTTGTTAAGTTGTTCAACGAATGCACGTGATAACAAGTAATCGTTATTCGTGGCACCGATTCCTGAGTCTAACTGACTGATATCCAACTGCCATTGTTCCATAGCATTTCTTACAGAGAATTCAACATCGTTGATTACTGTAACTGCCCATGGTTCAAATGTTCTGTCGCCCGCAAGTTTCAAGTTCATTCCTCGGAATGGAACAGTAACCTGTCCGACAGTCATAGCGGGAATCTGAGCAGCTTGACATAGGAATTCAATCTTATTACCAGCACGTGGTATAAAGACTCTAAACCTATTAGCCCTTGGGCCACCAGCGATTAATTGCGCTTTAAATTCATCTATAGTTGCCATTTATTTCTCCCTTAAACTGCACCGTATATTTCACTAAACTCGACACCACTTCTAGCAGCAACGAAGTTCAGAGTAATAAAGTTAATAGACCTGTTCGGTTTAACAAAGATAGAACATACAAATTCGTTTCTATCGATAACCGTATCAGTATTGTTTGTTTCGTCACATAGGACAGTAAAGTCGATTAGACCTCTTCTATTTTTAACATCTCTTAAGAAAGGTTCTACAGCAGCTCTAAATTGTGCTCTTGTGAATGCATCGTTGAATTCAAAGAGTTGTGCTTTAGCGGCAGTTGCGATTGCTTTCTCTAGAACTATGAACAATCTTCTTACATTGATTCTATCGAATGCAGAAGGTGTTGTTAACATAGTTTTGTCACCAAATAAAACTGTTCCTTGGCCTGGGAATGTAACAACTGGGTTAATTCTTGCACGATACAAGTCATCTCTACTTGATTGTGAAGGGTTAAACGCAAGTTTAGTTACACCTAGGTATTGACCTCTTGAGAAACCAGCAGGTGAGAACCATGGGTCACGTAATAGGTCAGACCTTGCCATGATACCAGCAGTGTGTCCATTGCCTGGAACCCAACAGTATCTGTCGTTGTATCTGTCGTAGATGTATAACCAACCACTGTCTATTACTGCATAAGAAGAACTTGATGCACTGTTAGCGGTTGTTATTACATTAGATGCTTGTGTGGATTCACTTGAAACGTCAACTACATCAGATTTTCGTGGTGACATAATTGCCATACAATCTTTTCTAGCTTCGGTAATCAAGATTGCTTGATTAGCAAGAGTTGTCCAGTCAAGTGCGATATCTTGTTCATTACCCGATACATCACTAGTTCTTGTTGAACCAACAATTAGGAATGAGATATCTACTGTTTCTGCGTCTGCGAAATGGTCTTGCCATGCTCCGTACTTCTGTCCTGCTGTTGGATGAGAACCGTTAGCACCACCACTTAACGTAGCGTTAAGAGGTAGAGTTAAGACACCAAATGGGTCTACAATTGATTGTGCAAAAGTTCTGTGTTCACCCGCACTATCGTGTGTACCCGCTGGAGCGGAAGTTGTTGTTATTGAATTGACACCAGCTGTGGTTGCAGTTACTGTTATAGCTGCACCACCTTTAGTGAATGTAGGATTAGGTGAAACCGCACCAGCAGCCTTATAAGTTAAAATGAGGTTTGTACCACTATTACTAACGGTATAAAGCAATGAAGAATAACCTGTTCCACCTTGAATAGCGGTAACCTGTCCACCAACATCACTGTAAGTCGCACTAGAAATGGAAACTGTTGTAGTTCCATCTGTAAGTTCTAAAGTAAATGTTCCACTTGCTGTAGTTGGTGTACTGTAAATAGCAGTAACCGCTGGAGTAGTTGTAACTACACCATCTTCACCACTGAAATGACCTGCCCAATATACATATTCTGATTTATTGGCAATTACATCTCTGTAGTAGTTGGAAGAACCCTGTGCGTCTTTAGCGTCACTTGCAAGTGATACGAATGCATATGTTTCTAGAACCGAATTTGGGGTTCCAGTCCATACACCGTCTTCATCACTTACGACTACGTGACATTCATCAAGTGATGCCTCTTTCTGAGCTGCACTTGGTGAAGTTCCTGGCGCTTTGTCAAAGTTACCGTGGAATTCCCACTTTCTATTAATATTTACGGGTGTAGTAGAACCATCAACAGCGGATGTTAATCCTGTTCCTGTAGGTTGTCCTATTGCAACAATTGTTAAAGTTGTACCCGATATACTAGTAATTCTATAATCTTGGTTATGATTGTCAAAGGATATAATATCCCTATCTTTAAATAACGTTGATGCGTTTGCGACAGTAGTTACTGAAGTTGCTCCAAATGCATTGTTTCCTGCTGTTGTACCAGCATTGTCTTTGTAATAAGCATCTGCTGTAGAACAAAGTGAAACTTTTAGAGAGTTACCTAAAATGCCTGGATGACGAGATACCCAATTACCTACAGTAGCGGCTTGAGAACCGTCTCTGTAAGTTTCTACGTATTCGTCATTATTTTTTAATAATGATGTTGCATGACCAGCTGAATTAGCACTATACAATCCTGTTGAGTTTATTCTTACTACCCTCAAAGAAGACCCATATCTAAGGAATCCTTCAGCGGAATAATAATCTTCTGCTCCACCGTCACTGTTAGCTGGTTCATGAAAATTCTCAACTAACCCTTTTTGGTCTGAAATTGTTACTACCTCATCAACAGGGCCCCATTGGAATGAACCCGCTATTGCTCCAGTTGTACTGGATACCGCAGGCACAACATTTGTAAGGTCAATCTCTTTAACCTGTACGCCTGGTGATACTTGAAATGCCATACTTTTTCTCCTGTTAATGTCAAAAGTTGTTTACTGTTTTATTTATAACTTTATATTGTCTAAGGGGTCGGAGAACCATCGGTCTCCATCAACGTCTACAAATGAGTGTTCTTGGTGGTCTGACCCCCCAAAAAACCCAGCTGGCAACATATCTTCCTCAATCAATTTCTGTTGTTCCGAATATAACAGCTCTTTGACTTGATAATTTGTTAGATGATAGAAGTAGTCTGTAGTAACAAACCACGAAAATAGTACACATGTCATTACCATATCGTCATGATAACCTCTATCGGCTTCAAAACTTCTACCCTTATTTACAAAAGTCATGAGCTCAGTGATGGTATACCTGTCTAAAAGTAATAACCTATCCTCTTCCAACAACTCTTTAAGTGTAGAACATCCTATACGTTTAATTTTACGAGACATTGTTACACCAATGTCTTCGGCTTTTAACTGCCCTTGCACAAATACATTGGGATATTCTAAATCGTAATGTAATTGTGAAGCAACAATTGAACCTTCGTTATTATTTTCAATAATGACAGTAGCATCATTGTATGCTCTACCATATTTAGATATTAAGTCAGGGTAAAGAAGTGGCGAAATTAATGAGTTCCTAAATGTCGCAACTTGTTTAAATGGTTTTGCTGAGATATCAAAGATACTGAATGTAGAGTAATCCATTCCCCTACCCTTAGCGACATCACATGTCATGACATAAGTATGGTCTTCATTTGGTTTTTCATACATAAAGAATGAATCATCTTTAGACCATTCGGCATCCCACGCTCTTAACCCAAGTAAAGTATTGGAGTTAATGAGAGTATTACCAGTTCCCAAAAACGAGTTTCCGTACTCTTGTTCAAACTGTGCTTCTGAGGTGTTTGCAATTGTTTGTTCTTTCCATGCGTCATCTCGGCCTGGCACATCGTACCAGTTGATTGTGAAGTCTTTGTATTCTGATTGTCCATGTATTGCACTTTCATATATTTTATGAAACATATTACCCACACCATTAGCGGTAGAAGTAATAATAACTTTTGAATCTTTACCCGATGTTACTACGGGATATGTCGCAGTATAGAATGTTTCGGCATCGTCAACAAATGCAAACTCATCAAGGTACAACATGTTGATAGATAATCCACGAATAGAACTAGAAGATGTTGCGGCTGCTACCACTTTACTATCATTTCCAAATTCAATGTTACCTTTGTTTAAAATCTTTACGCCTGGTTGTAAGAAAAACGGAACAGACTCCAACATAGTGACGATACGTGCAATCATCTCTCTTGCGATTGCACCCTTGTTAGCAAGAACTGCTACAGTAACTTCGGGTTTAAATAATAGAAACCATAACAAGTATGCACAAGAAGTGATTGATTTACCACTCTGTCTACTTGCAAGAACCACGTTAAAGCGATTAGCGTTATAATGTTCTATGAGTTTATCTTGGTATCCACGCAATTTAAATGGAACCATACCTTCATCAAGTGAAATAATTTGTGTATAAGTTTCAATAAAATGACACGGGTCTTCAGAACACTTTAAGTATTCTGCCATTTCCTCTGCTGTATATTTGGTCTCTACGCCAACACGTTTAATCTGCGTGTTGCCTAGATAAC